TTCCTTTATCCGTAGAGCCAACAACTTTACCAGAGGGTGTGGCTGAAACGGTACACTTTGATCCTAATGAGCCTAAAGACGTAGACTTGGGCGAAATGCCAAAAGACCTTTATGGATATGAAGGGGATGGAAATGCATTACCTCCTGGGGCAACTGAACTAAAAGATTTGGCAGAAAATCTAGGCCCACTACAAGATGCCCTTGAAGACGTAGATACTTTAAAAGAAGGGTTTGGCATAACTCAATCTGCTGTTAATTTTCATCCTGCTATGGTTGCAGCTAAGATGATGGAGAAGCAGATTAAAGACCAGTTAGAGGAGTCGGATGCCAGTATGCACCTTAGAAATGCGGCATTTGAATGTGCGCTATTTGGTACGGGTGTTTTAAAGGGGCCATTTGCCACCACAAAAGAGTATGCAAATTGGGATGACGAAGGGCAGTATGACCCTACAATAAAGACTGTCCCTAAAATATCGTATGTATCTTCTTGGAATTTCTACCCTGATCCAGACGCTTCTAACATAGAAGATTGTGATTACGTAATAGAGCGACATAAACTCACTAGAAGTCAGTTGCGAGGATTAAGAACTAGGCCCTTCTTTAGGGAAGATGCAATAGCAGAAGCTATAGATAAAGGTGAAAACTACAACATTAAATGGTGGGAGGCTAGTCTTTTAGACTCACAAGACGAAGAAAGTTCTCGTGGTTTTGATACACATAGGTATGAGGCACTTGAATATTGGGGTGTTTTAGACAAAGAGATAGCTGAAGAGTCAGGAATAGATATACCCACAGAGTATGAAGAAGTAGACGAATTACACGTAAACATCTGGATATGTAACGGGGAAGTTCTGCGTTTTGTAGTGAACCCCTTCCTACCAAAAAGAATACCTTTCTGCGCTGTTCCATATGAAGTAAACCCTTACGCATTCTTTGGTATTGGCGTGGGTGAAAACATGGATGATACGCAAACCTTAATGAATGGTTTTATGCGTATGGCAGTAGATAATGCTGTTTTATCTGGTAATTTACTCATAGAGGTAGACGAGACTAATCTAACTCCAGGCCAAGATCTGACAGTATATCCAGGAAAAGTATTTCGTAGACAAGGGGGTGCGCCTGGACAGGCAATATTTGGCACTAAATTTCCTAACGTAAGTAACGAGAATATGCAGTTGTTTGATAAGGCTAGGGTATTAGCTGATGAATCAACGGGCATACCTTCCTTTTCCCACGGTCAGACAGGTGTTACGGGTGTGGGTAGAACAGCGGCAGGTATATCTATGTTGATGGGTGCTGCTGCTGGCTCTGTAAAAACAGTTGTTAAAAACTTTGATGATTATATGTTACGTCCATTAGGTGAGGCAATGTTTGCATTTAATATGCAATTTAATTATAACAAAGACATAAAAGGGGATTTAGAAGTTAAAGCTAGGGGATTAGAAAGCCTGATGCAAAATGAAGTAAGGTCACAACGCCTTATGTCTTTCTTACAAATAACCAGTAATCCAGTACTTGCACCTTTTGCTAAGTTTCCTTACATCATACGTGAGATTGCAAAATCAATGATGTTAGATCCTAATAAAGTTACAAATACACCAGAGGAAATGTTGAGGCAAACATATTTAATGCAACAACAGCAAGGGCCACAACAACCTCCTCAAGGGCCTATGGATATGACAGGAACAGGTAATGGAAATATAGGAGTAGGGGCGGCACCTGTTCCAGGAGAACCTGAGTTTACAGGAAACACACCACAACAGGCTCCACAACCACAGATGCAAGCCCCGCCACCAAATGAAGGGTTGCCTCCAGGATTATTGCAATAATGGAGTATAAAAAAATAAAGGATATAGTTGTACATCCTAAATACGTAGAACTTGAAAACTACTTTACTTTTTTAAAAGAAAAGGCAGTAACTGCAATGTCATATTCAGACGATGAAGTTACTATATATAGATGTCAAGGTCAAATAGCTATCTTAGATCTACTATTAAAGCTAAGAGCCAATGCTATAAACGATGAAAAGAAACATAATTAAAATGGCAAAAGAATCTACTTTTGAATCTGCAATGGAAAGACTAAGGCAAAAAGATGCCTTGCGTAGGTCAGGTAGAGGAACCCCTCTTTATCAAATGGGTAGAGCGTTTAGTGAGTTAGATACTGAAGAGGAAGCAGTACCTGAGACACCCTCTTTAGAAGCATCTCTTCATGCCACGTATATGCTACCCACATCTGTGGCAATAGGGTTGGTGCATGGTCTAGGTAAAATAGCAGGTAATTTTGCTTCTCTTGTAGGCGCAATGGATCAAAAAGAAGTAGATAGAATAGGAGACAATTTTAAAACTACTTATCTAGAATATATAAATTCTTTATCCCCAGAGGGTGATGCGGGAGGAAAACGCCTATTAGGTATGATAGGCAAAGTAGGAACGGCAGGTGGAGAGATGGTTAGTTATGCTGTTCCTGCTATAGGGTTTGCAAGAATATTTAACGTAGGTTTAGGGTTTCGTCCTTTATTGGCTACAGCAGCAGCAGATGCATTAGTTGGTTTTGGTGGTATGTCTCCAGATGAAGAAAACTTATTTAATCTTGTAGCAGACTGGTCTAAAGAAAATAAAGTAGAGTGGTTGGAAGCTATTGCTAATGTAGTAGCAACTAATCCAGAACATAGTGAATTTGAAAATAGAGTAAATAATGCCATAGAAGCAATGATAATGCTAGGTGGGTCTGAAGCTATAATTAGAGGTGCTTTAAAAGTACCTACACTGTATAAATTAGCTAAAGCAAGAGTAAAGGGCGAAGAGACTGTACAGAAGGTAGATATTTTAGTAAATAAATTTCCAGAAGAAATGGCAGAACCTATAGAAACTGTTCTTGAGCCAAAACCCACCGATCCTACTCCTATGGGTACAGCCGTACCTGATATGGAAGGACAACCCAAGCTCCCTTTCCCTCCCCCTAAAAATAAAAAATATACCGACAAACAGGCGGAGCAAGTACAAGATAAATTAATGCAATCTATAGAGGAGGGTTTACCTCTAGGAACATCTGTAGATGAGATAGAGTTAGATAAACAGATGGATGAGGTGCTAGTTGAACCAGCCGAAAAACCAATAACACCTGAAGAGTTTTTAGAAAAATACAAGGACACAGACGACGATGATTTTATATTTAAAGGTGTGCCATCTGCTAGTGACGAGATTGAGTTTTTAAAAGCAGTAAAAAAGGCTAAAACTTCAGATGATTATGAAGATTTATTTAATGTGTTAGAAGAAGAAGAAAGTCTTATTTTAAAAGGAAGCCTATTAGCAAGTACTGAACAAATAGATAAAAAATTTGCATCTAACTACCTTACCTATTTACAAAACAAAAATATTGATAAATATATGGTAGAAGCAAACGAGATGGCAGACACTTTAAAAATAAATAAAACTACTTTAAACGACCATCCAATATTAGAAACTTCGAGTATGTCTCCTGACCCAGAATTTGAGAAAAAATTTCAGGATACGGCAACTGTCCTAGATGATTTGAAAAAAGCAAAAGATTCTGATATGGTTCAATTTGAAGAATTTGAAACGATAGGGCCAAAGCCTGGTGGTTCAGCAGATGGTGCTAAAATAAAAGATAAAGCAACAGGTATAGAGTATATTGCTAAATATTATGATAATCCAGAGCAAGCTGCCCAAGAAGCTATAACTGCTAAAGCGTATCAAATAACAGGTACAAAAACTCCAGACGTTAAAGTAATCCATGCAAATATAGATGGTAAAGGAAAAGTATTTATTCTATCAGAATTTATTGATGATATAAAACCATATAATGTTGATTTTGTAGACCCAGAAGATATGGGAAGAATACACGTTGTAGCAGCTATTATGAAAGATTGGGATGCAGTAGGTTTAGCTAAAGATAATGTAGCGTTTGGAAAAGAACTAGGAACTGGCAAAGCCCAGTTAATACAACTTGATGCTGGAGGGTCTGGGGCTTTTAGGGCTATGGGTGGATATAAGCCTAACTCAACCTCTTTCTTTGATGTACCTTCTAATTCTACAGAAGATTGGTCTTCGTTAGTTAGTGAAAAAAATGAAGCAGCCCGTAGTGTGCTTATGGATGCATATAATAAAAATCCCGTAGTATATATGCGAGGAGCTAAAAAAGCACTAGCACAATTCAGAATGAACCAAGAAGAATTGTTAGACACTGTAAATGATGCTACTAAAGCTGTTGGCATGGACGCTGATAATGCAGTTGATGAATTTATGAATACGTATGTTGGTTCTAGATGGGGTAATATATCAAAAAGTTTACAGGATTCTATAGATGCACATGAGGCCGTTGCAGTAAAACCTACTCCAATAAACGAAAAAGATTTGCAAGAACTTACCTTCTTTCCTTCTCAAGAAGGCCCAAACAAAATAAGTGAACCAATACAAATATTACTTGCTAAATATAGAAGCACTCCTGAATATAAAGCACAGAAGCAGGGCTTTGATCCTACAGGTGGTTTTCAAAGATTTAGTACAGGGGAAATGATGTTTCAACAGCCCGATCCCAGTTTGATACAAGGTACTATTTTAAGCCCTAGTGCTTATTATAAAGCAAAAGCAACAGGACAATCTGGGGAAGACATATTAGGAAAAGAATTAAGTGAGGCGATTGAGCAAGGAGAAATTCCCTCTTCTCAAGAGATAGTAAAACAGAAAAAAAAGTGGGGAATTGGAAAAGAACAGACAGATGAAGAACTTTCCGCGCCAACAAATCTACCATTGGGCACTACTCCCCTACCTTCATACACTAGAAAGCAAGCAGTAGCTGTTGATAAAGTATTAAAGAAAAAGGGCGTAAAAGAAAAAGTAAAATTTATGCTAGACCCTTTTGGTAGTAATAACTGGACTTTTAAGCATCTACCTGATGGCGTTAATTATAAGAAAATAGAGGGAGTATCAAAATATAGTCCAGTAGGCCCCATATATGGTGGGGATATGAACCAAAATGCATTTGTGTATGATAAGCCCCTATATAACAATGCATATGTATTTGAAGATGGCGTAAGTTCCAGTAACTATATAATTAAAGGTAAGAAAAAATTATATCAAGGAACAAGGGCTGGAGCGGTTGGCTTTCATTCACCTAAAGGTACTATTCCTATACAGTTTTTAACTCTGGGTAAATCGTTAAGTATACACGTTCCCCCTGTTGTAGAGGGTTTCGTACTTCCACAAAATCCAAATATAAAAGAACTATTAGAAACATATATTAACGTAAAAGATTCTGTTATAAAATATACAAAAGGAGATGTTGATAATCAAAGCATAGACGTAGTTCTTGGCTATGTAGATTTAATATTCAGTAACGCATACGGTAGCACTGCTTTCAAGGCAGCCAAAGGATCATATAATGTTACTACTTCGTTTACGGACGTAAAAGCTGCTGGCAAAGCCTCTCTTATATTTAAAAATTTACCTCAATACGAATTTGCAGAGGGTATAGAAAAAACAACCAGATTTAAAAAGTTTACATATGCCCCAAATACACCACAAGGTAGGGCAGAATATCAAAAAGAATTTGGAGATAAATGGGCAGAGGAAGCAACCTTTGATGACACTAATATATCATCATGGAAAGATACAGAATCAAGTGGGGGCTACATATCACGATTTCTTCTTAGAATAAATGAACAGGCAAATGAAGTAGGAGATGTATTTTTAACAATCCCTGTAAATGATGAGATGAAACAGGTGTTTACTGCTCAAAGCAAGGCGGAAAATAAAATATTAAGACAGCCTTTTTCTCAGGCAACATTACCGCCCGTGTTAGCAAAACAAGTTGTAAAAGGATCATCTAAAAAAATTAAAGATATATTTAAAGTAGGTAAGTCAAACGAGTATATAACTACGCTAAAACCAATTACATTCGATCCAAAAGATCCTACAAAAATAAGTAAAGAACTTTCTGCAAAGTTTTCAACTTTAAATGATACTAATGTTTTAGCTTCATACATAGGGCCAGCAGCAACGATAACTAGTATTAATCAACTCATACCGAGAGACATTAAAGAAACAATAGAAATAGAGTCCGATGAAGTGGAGCAGGACGCAGAATTTGTACCGTTAGATCAGGGAGAGTCTATACGAGAAGAATTACCTCAAACAGAATTAGACACTACGCCCATAACTAGGGAAGCAACAGAAAAGTCTACGTCTTCTACACTAGAGGATGGTACAGTTGTATTACATCCTACTATATATAAAGACAAAAAAACGGATGTAGCAGAACAGCTAGACCCACAAGCTGCTTTTACTGCGGCAATGGATTTTGAGGCAAGAAACCCTAACCTAGAGTTTCCTAGATTTGATACGGTAGAGGAAGCAGATGCATATTCGATGGATAGAAGTGAGGCGGGTGGAGCAAGTAAGATGCCTTTGTATTTAGATACAACAGAAGAAGAATTAAACATAGACGACCAAATGTTAAATCTTAACTTAGGAGAACAATCAAATGATAAACAAGTACAGCAACGACAAGAAGCTTGAAATGCTTGAAAAAGAATTGCCTTTTGGCTCTTTAGAAAAAGAAATTGCAGATGATATACCCGTAATGTTATCTGAGGGTGAGTACGTAGTTCCTGCCGATGTTGTGCGGTATTGGGGATTAAAGCACTTAGAAGATATGCGAATGATGGCTAAGTGTGGGCTTATGTCTTTGCAAGACGATGGTAGACTACACGTAGTAGATGAGGACGGTGAGCCTGTTGAAACGGCTGAAAGTGAAGAGGCCCACGATGCCCCTATGCTAGAAATAGTTGAAATAGATTTGGAAGCAATGCAGGAAGATGCGGAGTCTCCTATGGAAGACATGGAAGATGAGGAAGATGAGGAAGATGAGGAAGAAAGTAATGTAATAGAGGTTGATTTTGATGGTAAAGGAATAGAGGAAGACATATTGATGCTAAAGAATGGTGGAGGTGTAGCAGGTGATGATGTAGGAGGAGAAGCGGGAACATCTGATTATGGTGGTGACGAAGGTAATGATAATAATGATAATAATGATGGTGATGGTGATGCGGCAGAAGCGGCAGCGGATGCATCACAAGGACAAGACCCTGCTGAAGTCGGGGAACAGAACGCTCCATCCGTCGCAGAAGTCGCAGCGGCTGCGGCTGCTGGGCCAATGGGTTGGGATAGGTCTTTTTCGATGCCAAAAGATGTCAGTCCAAAGGGGTATACAGAAGGATTGGGTAAAGGAGAGATAGCTGCCGCGAAAACGTATGGAGTGAATTTGTTCGGTTTAAAAGGTAAATCAAAAGAAGATAAGCAGGACATTATAGATTTCACTATTGACGCTAGGCATTCCCACAACCCAACACCGCAGCAAATGGCTATTAACGCACAAACAGAGCGCGGGTTCCAACAAGCAAATCCTGGAATAGCACAAATGGTCGGCGTACTGGGTACTCTAATGGCGGGTATAAATCCAGCATTTGGAGCAGTTATGGCAATAGGAAATTTGGTAAATAAAGCTACTGGAAATCAAACACTAGGGGATTTGTCTGGTATGTCTGGTTTAATGAGTGGCGTAGGGGATAAGCTTGGTTTTGATGTTGATTTAGGTATTGAACAGGGAATAAAGGACATAGGAACCAGTATAGGTGAGTTTGCCTCAACGGTTCCAGGTACTCCTGACGACACACCCGACACTCCAGGAGATGTAGCTACTAGTGGAAAGAAAATAAATAAAGAAATGCAAGATTTAGCAAAACTACAAGAGATGCTTAATCAGACCGCAAAACTTGAGGGAGGACAAGAAGTCCCTCTTAGCAATAGCTTAATGTCCGCTGCAATGAACACTGAAGAAGAAGAAGAAGAAAGTGACATACCTGTAGTTGCATAACATTAAGCATACTGGGCTACCCGATACCCCTCTCATGGTGGGAGGCTACTTGAGGCCCCTAATAATAGGACTATAAACAAAATGGCAATCGAAGAACAAGAAATTGAAGATACTTCAAATATTAAAGGACACGTTGTAAATACCAAAAGAAAATACAGAAGGGCTATGGATGAAGAGGCAGAGCTAAAAGATTTAATATCCCAAAGGGAGGCCTTAACGCAAGAGCAGGAAGAAGCAACGGCAGATGAGGAAGAGAATGATAGCTTAGATGCCGAAGAACTTACGTTTAAAAAAAGGTATGGTGATCTACGTAGGCACAACCAACGTGTTCAGGATGAACATAAAAAATCCATAAAAAAACTAGAGTCACAGATACAGGCACTAACTAATAAATCTGTGAGCCTACCCAAAACAGAGCAAGAGATATCTGCATGGTCTAAAAAATATCCAGACGTTGCAAAGATGATGGAGTCTATTGCAATGAAAAAATCTGGAGAAGCGTCTAGTAATATAAAAAAGGAGATGGAAGAACTACAAGAAATGAAAAAAAATGTACTCAGGGAAAAAGCAGAAACTGAGTTACAAACCTTTCATCCAGATTATGATCAAATAAGAAAAGACCCTGCCTTCCATGAGTGGGCATCTGTACAACCTAAATGGGTACAAGATGCGCTATATGACAATGATAGTGATGCTTATGGGTGTGCAAAGGCTATAACACTATATAAAGCGGAAAGGAAGTCTAGTAGAAAAGCAACTAATTCTTCTAATGCCGCTGATAGTGTAGCAGTAAAAGGTACACCTAAAGCAGATACGGGTGCAAATAAAAGAGGAGCATTCAAAGAATCTGACGTTCAGAAAATGAGCGCAAGAGAGTACGACGCAAATGAAGAAGCAATATCAGCATCTATACGTAGTGGCACGTTTATTTACGATATTTCTGGTGCTGCAAGGTAAAAAACTGTTGACAACAGTAAATAATTAGATATAACTATATATCACTTGCATGATGTACCCCTATTATAGCAATAGCTACGCACATACCTGCAAAACGATATATACCTAAAATAAAGAAGTAGGTTGGCTACCATTTACTAGTTGGCCCCTCTGTATGAGGATACCCAACATTAGAAAATGCCCTGTACTTACGTGATATAAGCTATAACGGAGGAATCAAATGGCTTTTAAAACTGCCGCTGGTTACGGAAACCTCCCGAATGGTAACTTTTCACCTGTAATTTACAGTAAAAAAGTTCAGTCGGCTTTTCGTAAAACTAGCATCGTAGAAGATATTACCAATAGTGATTACTTTGGTGAAATCGCAAACTTCGGTGATACAGTTCGTATCATTAAAGAGCCTGAGATCACAGTTAAAGAGTATGCTCGTGGAACCCAAGTAACTCCACAGGATCTCGATGACGAAGATTTCACGCTAGTTGTTGATAAGGCAAATTACTTTGCTTTTAAAATTGACGACATTGAAGAAGCACATTCTCATGTGAACTTTGAGTCTATGGCAAGTGATCGGGCAGGGTATCGCCTAAAAGATCAATTTGACATGGATGTTCTAGGATACTTGTGTGGTTTCCAACAAGCAACTATTAGTTCTGTTGCCGCTACTGCTGGAACCGCTGCTAGTAAGTCTGGTACTGACCCAATCAGCACTGTTGCTGCTACAGGTCTACTAGCTTCCATGTTAATATCTCGCGCAAGTTTTGTGTCGGGTGGTGCTACTACTGATTCAATTGCAACTCATGCAGACGGATCTACTGGTGAAGCAACTCCTTTGGAAGTGCTAAACCGTATGGCTCGTTTACTCGATCAGCAAAACGTAGACCGTGATGGTCGATGGGTTGTTGTCGATCCTGTATTTGCAGAGCAATTGAACGATGAAAACTCTAAACTCTTGAGTAGCGATTTTGCCTCAAGCAATCCAGACATTTTGCGTAATGGTCGCATTATATCTGGTATGGTTCGTGGTTTTAGAGTTTATATGTCTAACAACCTGCCTTCCATAGGCAATGGCCCAGGATCAGTTGATACCAACGGTTCCAGTGCAAACTATGGAGCAATTGTTGCAGGACATGACTCTGCCGTTGCCTCTGCTTCTCAAGTAGAGAAGGTAGAAACATATCGTGACAATGACAGCTTTGCTGACATCGTTCGTGGTATGCATTTGTACGGTCGCAAGATTCTTCGTCCTGAAGCTCTTGTTCGCGCTCATTACAACATAGCTGGTTAAGGAGGA